GGCCGTACACCGTAAACATGATTGAAATCATTTTTTATCCTTTTGTTCGTTCATGCGCTTGCGTAAGTCATCAGCGGCTGGTTGCCCACGTTTTTTGGCAATGTCCAGCAGGGTCTGTTGCCACCAGTATTGGGCTTCTCCCCTGCCTTCCTCCAGCGCTTTCTTTTTGAAGCGTCTGATCCATTCCCTTGCTTCCGATTCCCTCATAGTCTCCCGTAAGTTCAAGCGCTCTGAGAATGACAAACTCGCTAAATTGTTGCCCTTCTCTGGCTCGGTCAAGAATTCTGTTTGCTTCATGGTGCGTCATCAGGGGTCACAGCCTCTCTGACAATTGTTTTTTCGTGATTAAAAATTGTTGAAAACTGATGTACAGACAACCAAATAATTGCTTCTTGACCATCAATGTCTTTTTGACTGATACATACAAAACCGTCACCAGTTCCATAAACTTCAGTTTCCAATTCTTTTGGCAAATAGATTGGCATTTTCATTTCCTTAATTCTGCAAGTCTTGCCCTGATATGTTCTGGCATAGGTGCGGCTTTTTTGCTGTCAGCTTCTATCTTTGCCAAGGCGGGGTCAATCAAGGGTTTGGGCGTTAAATCAGGAACGTCAGCACCGTCCCATCGCTGTTGGTTTAAATAGACCTTGGGGGCTGGAATAAATGCCCCGTTGTCTTTCAACCATGCCGCTGTGGTAGCCATCCATTGAACGTGTTTCAGAATGATGTGCTTCTGAGAAAAGTAGTAAGACTCAGCCCATTTCTTTCTGCAAGATGCCTTTTCACCTTTTCTAAAACACTTGGGGTAAGCAGACCAGAATTCCTCAAACCCTTCGTCTGTTTTCTTTTGTTGTTCAGGTATCTCATTACCGAATAAGTCTTGCATTTACTTCCCTTTGGTGATTGTTTGAGCAAAGCAAAGCCTTACCGTACTAAAACAGCAATCGCTTTGCTTGTGGATAACTTCCCTTCGGAGCCATGTCATCGCATCGCATAGGACAGACTTCTTAGACTTACGTCCAAACCACTCGGCTCTATCCTTCGCCCACCGCCCCTGCTTTAGTTCGCTCGTGTAACAGGGTATCCCTAGATGCAACCACCGACGTACCGCATTGCACAGCCGCCAAACGCAAAAAACCCCATAAATTGCTCTGTGGTCTTGGCTCTTGGCGAGAGCAACAACAAACGATTGAAAGCAATCAAAAGTTCGCCTGTTGTCAGGCAAGACCACACAGAAATCTATGGGGTTCTCAATTGCTTTCATCGTCCGATGCCACTCAGACGATTTAATTATAAACATATTTTTTTAACCTTTGTCAAACCATTCTGGTTTTAACAACTTTAATTGCCAAATTCTTGCAATAGGAACAGCCTTCCATTGGGAAATAGCTGGTTGCTTTATCCCTAATAGTTTGGCTAGATCACTCTGTGAGCCAGCTAGTGCAATAAACTTTTCTTTATTCATAAGCCAAATTATATACTATTTGCATAAAAGCAACATTAGGGTTTGTCCCTACAAAATAATTGTTGACCTTTGCATAAGTTGCCTTATAATTCACTCATGCCCCAAACAAACGGGGTCTTTTAAAAAGGAAACAAAATGCAAACAGTAAAAATTCAAACACGCGGTATCTGCCAATGTTGCGGTCGTGAACAAGCAATCGTTAACGGCATGATGTCTAAGCATGGTTACACAGTCAAACAAGGTTGGTTTTCAGGTGTTTGTTCAGGCAGAAACTATGCACCTGTCCAAGTTAGCCGCACAACTACAGACGAAATCATTGCTCAAATTAACGCAGAAATTCCAGAATTGATTGCCAAGGCTGACAAAGTTAAGTCAGGCGAAATTACTCCTGAAACAGCATTTACTCATGTTGTGACAGCTTATCGCAAAGAAATTCCATATCAACAAGCAACCGCTTCACAACAATACAATGCCCGCAATTCTATGGAATGGGCTTATCGCAATCGCGCAAGAATGGGCGAAGATTTCATTAAAACAATGACCGAAATTGCAAACAAATATCACGGTCAACCATTAGTTCAAATTGCTAAATAAAAAAGGGGGCTTAGTCCCCTATTAGGGTAAGTCCTAACAAAATAATTGTTGACTTACCCATAAGACCGCTTATAATTCACCCATGCCCTAACTTCTTGGGGTCTTTTTAGGAGAAATCAAAATGGCAACATCATGGACAAAAAACCAGTTAGTAATTCAGTTCAATGACTATGACAACACATGGTCAGTCAAAACCATTCCATTGACATTAAAGCAAGCAATCAAGTTTGTTATCCATGTCACTCATGGTCATGTGTTCCACAAGGACTACAAAATTGTCAGTCTGACAGAGTGGGAAACAATGAAAAAAGAAACAGAAGTTCTCTAAAAAAATAATTTAAAAATATTTAAAAAAAGTGTTGACACTTCTTTATAAGATAACTTATAATTCATCATGCCCTAAATTTATGGGGTCTTTTTAGAGGAAATCAAAATGCGCTCAATCATCAAATCAGCAATGTCAATTGACGAATTAGCTAACAACCTACAGCAAATTTCTCAAGACGATAAAAAAGAAATCAACGATTACACAGACGCACAAATTGTGCATGAAGCTAAATACATTCTTAGCTGTTTCCATGAAGCTGGTCACTTAAACAATGAAGATTACATTGGCGAAAACGGTGACGAATTTCAGAAGTCTGCTCGTGATCAAGTTCGCCAGCTAAACGCATTTATCAAAAAGTTTGCTTGAGGATACGCCATGACTGAATTCAAACTCCACTATTACTTTGATGACGTTGTGTCTTATGACAATGGCGCAACGCTTGAAAACGTCAAGGTTGGTTATGACTACCACCCCGTTTTAACTAACTACCCACACGCACCAGATTACGCAGAAATTTACGATGTGTTTATCTTTAACTTAAAGGGTGATGACATTTCTTGTGATCTGCCTTTATCCGAATTTCAACACATCATGTCTGAAACCAAGATTCACCATGCCCGTATGTTAAAGGAACAAAATGAAATCTAAGATTATTCAAACTCTTGTTGAGTGGACGCTGGCCATCATCATTTTTGGCGGCATTGGCGTATTACTGGCATGGAGGGGCTAATCATGCTTGACCTAATCAAAGATTACTTTCGTTTGCCATCGGCTAAAGAAATAGCCGCCAAGGAACTGGAATCAGCCCAACGCAAGCTGTTAGACGCTCTTAGCGCCCAAGAATATGCAAGGCGCATGGCTGACTACCACTCAGACCGAATCAAACGCCTTACGGCTTATTTAAAGGAAGAAGCATGAACGTCCAAGAATTACTTAAACTGAATGTCAATGAGCATACAGAAAAGAAAGCCAATCTGACTTATCTGTCATGGGCTTGGGCATGGGCTGAAGCACTTAAGGCTGACCCACAAGCAAGTTTTACTGTGCAAATGTTTGGTGATAAGTGCTACATGGAAATCAATGGCACAGCAATGGTGTGGGTTACAGCCACTATGTTTGGCAAGCCAATGGTTTGTCAATTGCCTGTGATGGACAACACAAACAAGCCAATCACCATTGAGGGTACAACCACAGTCAACAAGTATGGCAAAGAAATAACCACTAAGTTGGACAGCTTCAACGTCAACACAGCAATCATGCGCTGTATGACCAAAGCACTTAGCTTGCATGGCCTTGGGTTATACATCTACGCTGGTGATGATCTTCCGCAAGGTGATGAACCAGAGTCAACCATTGACCCAAACAGCATGACAGACTTGTTTCTAGCCATCCACAACGCTAAGACACAGGACGAACTAAAGTTGGCCTACAAAGTAGCTTATGCCGCTTGTGATGGTGACAAGGCTTGGCAAATCAAAGTCATTGCCGCCAAAGATGAAGCAAAGGCGAAACTGTAATGTGGCCTTTTCCACCATTTCCAAACCCACAGGACAAGGGGACAAAGCGCCCCAAGTTCAACCCTGATAACTATGAGGAGTCGCCACGATGATTGAAATGATTGAACAACGCTTAGACCAATGGTTTGCGGCACGAATTGGTAAGGTCACAGCATCCCGTGTGGCTGATGTGCTTGCCAAAACCAAGTCAGGCTACAGCACCAGCCGCGACAACTACATGGCTCAGTTGGTGTGTGAACGCCTAACTGGTCAACGGGAAGATTTCTTTACGTCTGCCGCAATGCAACATGGCACAGACACAGAACCCCTTGCCAGAGCCGCTTATGAGTCTCGCTATGACGTTTTAGTTGATGAAGTGGGGTTTGTGCCTCACCCGTCAATCATCATGGCTGGCGCTTCTCCTGACGGGCTTGTTGGGGACAATGGTTTGTTAGAAATCAAATGCCCAAATACGGCCACGCACATTGACACGTTGTTAACTCAGACTGTGCCGGGCAAATACAACACGCAAATGCAATTCCAAATGGCTTGCACAGATCGTGAATGGTGTGACTTTGTGTCGTTTGACAATCGTCTGCCAGAGGAACTTCAATTGTTTGTTAAACGTGTC